CAGGAATGTCCACTTCGTCGCGGAGGTTCGCGTAGTAGAAGTCGTCAATCGGTTCAGGGGTCGGCTCCCCCGTCTCTGGATCAATCGGCCCTGTGTTGGCGTAGATCGTACCAATCTGATCGAACATCGTTGTTGTGCAAACCCATGTGTAGGCACCAGTGGGTTCCCACGGCTGGTCATCGGGCCAGTCATCGGGTCTGTGGTTCAACGGGTCATTAGGGTCGTAGTCCTTGTATGCCAACCCCGCGGTTTCCATCGCTTCCCAGAGGGCTTGTTCGTCAGTGGCTTTGAAGTAATAGGTAGCCATGTCTTATTCCTCCGTCATTTGTTGCAGGGCGGCGGATGTAAGTTGCTTCGGATAACACGCTATCTTTTTTAGATGCCCATTTAGTGGGTAAGAATTACCATTATAGGTGCCGCCAATTTTCATGCTCACTGCTTGGTCTAGGTAGTAAGAACCGGACGTATTGCCTATTAGTTGTCCATCAGAAGTCCCAAGATATGAAGTTGTGGTAAAGCCTACAGCCACCTTGGATGGTGGTGCGTTACCACCGTTACCAGAAGCTACCGTTGAACCGAAAGAGTAGCTGTCATAATAAAACTGCAAACTTGAAGACAAATACATATTAACAAGACGACCAGTAGCACCCGAAACATCTGCATTTACACTTAAAACGCCTTTGCTGTTAGCGCCGCTGTAAGTCATATCTAATTCGGCATAAAACGTTGACTCCTGATTATTAAAGAAATCAAAAGACGTTCCTGTGATTTCTGCACTATCCAAACTCCTAGTCACAGTAGACCCAGAGGTGGGGATGTATGATGTTGGGAATGCACCAACTTCTACTTGCAGCCCCCAAATATAAATAGAATCAAATTGGATGCCTGTGTAAAGACCTCCATCAGAACCATTGACGGACGTTCCTATGTAGCTTGCTAGGCTGGTTGAAGTTGTAGTTTCCGTATACCAACAGCGATACCACCCGTTTCCAACATCCTCCATACCGTAACCGTTGACGCTACCTGTGGCACCACTAACGACCCCTGTAGTTAGGTTGTAATAAAGAAGAGGCCCTGTGTCGATGGTGAAATAATCACGAAGACCCGCTTTTGCGTACATTGAAATAGTGTACAAAGAACCACTAGAAACAGTGTAATTATTAGACATACGTTGGTACGCGCTAGTTCCATCTGTTTCTCTAAAAGTAACACCCGTTTGTGTTCCGTCTGGAGCGATAACACTGTTTGTGAGGAGACTTACTCCGGTCGAAAGAGAATAAGTGCTGAACGTCTGGCTTTGCGTTTCAAGATTCGTCTTAGCTTCCTCAATCAGTAAGCCCTTGCTTTCCCCTGTCAGAGGATCGTAGTCAAACCGTGCCTCACCTGATGCCGCTGTTTGCAGTGTCGGTTGGTATTTAACGATGGGGCTAGAGGTTGTCGCTGTGTAGGCTGTGGCTGAACTGCGTTGTTCTAGCTGTGGTCCCCATAAATACACCGCTGCCCCCGCAGACTGAGTACCATCCCATGTGCGAGTTGATGCACTAGGAGCAGGTTGGAAATCTACGAATCCAAGACTGCCGGAGGTTGCCGTCATTGTGCAACGATACCATCCGTTTCCTACACTTGTAATAGTACCCGTGGCTCCTCCTGTAAGACCTGAAACTGTACCAGAACCAGTTAAGGTGTAGTATGCAGCTTGGATATCTGTAAAATCTATCTCTAAATAGTTGGTTGAACCTGCCTTTGCATAAACAGAAGTAGTATAAGTACCCGCTGACCAACCCGAGTTATCTCTAGGGCCAAAGTCGGTTGCCGCTGTGGTAATAATAATACTATATGCTGTACTTGTTCCATCAGGTGCAGTGAACCCGCTACCTTTACTAGAACCATTTAACATACCAAAGCTGCCGCCACTAAAAGTGGTAGAGCCACTAAACAAATTCTCTTCAGCCTTAGTCGTCGTGTGACCATCCCAGTAAGTCGCAGTGCTGCCACGGGTAAACGTGATCCGTGGATCAAGCGTCTTACTGTTGGCAAAGTCTAGCAGAAGGCTAGGACGGACATCGGGCATTGCATAGCCGTCGCCCGTCGATACGCCGTTCTTGGCGATGAAGTTCTTGTTGTTAGCCATGGTTCACTCTCCCCATTATGCTAGTAATTGAGTTGACATGATTTTGAACGTCATGCTGTTTGAAGATGCAGGCGTTGCGCGGAGGCGGACAAACCCACTGGAGATGTCTACGTCAAACGTCGAAAGCGCCGTGTCGGTAGCCACCTGACCATACTCCGTGGACACCGCAGTCGTACCATCGTGAGTCACCAGAATCTCGGTGATGTAACGCTCCGTCGCCGTGCTGTCGGTTACACAGACAAGCAGTTTTGCGCCCGTGTAGGTCGTTGCGCTAAATTGATACACGGTAACTTCAGTTGTCGCGCTAGAAGCGGTGCTAAGAGTATGCAGGGCAGCATTGGACTCTAGGGTAAGTTCCCCACTCTGTTCGATTCGCAGTTTTTCCGCTTTTACATTTGCGTCTTCTGTCACAAAAGACAGCGCACTATCCGAAGTGCCCGTGCGAATTGCAGCAATACGCGCAATAGATTGCCCAGAGCCTGCAAGGTCAAACGCTATTTGAGCAAAAGTATTGGTAGTACCATTTTCATTTGTTACGTTTATCGTGGCAGTGCTTGCTCTTTGAGCGCTGTCATCCGTTGCATCAAAAAGAGTAGCGTTATCATACTCTACATCAAGAAGAGCTTGAGGAGCGCTTGCTCCCACGCCGACGCGATCCGTCGAAGCATCGACGAAGAGCATGTGTTCTTGGTTGTCGGAGCTAACTTTAAAATCTAACCCTGAAACCTGTTGACTGTTATAGTGAAAGCCATTTTGACTATCTAATCGAAGTTGCTCGTTACGAGTACCTCCAGTATTCCGTGTCTGGAACGCCATAAAACCATCGTGATCTCCTGTGGTTTTAATAGCGTATGTAATAGCTCCATCTGCGTTACTTGAGCCACTATCGTTTGTTACGCGGAAACGAAGGGCAATACTATCATTGTCCGTGTTATCGTTGTTAATTTTATATAACGCAAGCCCACCACCGTCGTTTATTGTGCTCGGGCTATAAGCGTCTACTTCGTCACTCCAAACGGTGAGGTGTGCTGAAGATAAACCCGTTGTTCCGTTGATTACAACTTCGTCGGAATCCGCATTAACAACGAAGACGTTGTCGTTATTTTGCCCGTTAATTACGAAGTCAGAATTTCTGTTTTCAACATTAAACTCCGCACCTGAGTACGTTGTCATATACCCATCGTTAGCAAGCTGTAGGGCTAAGTCTAAACTTGCCGCAGAACCTGAAGATGACGGCTGCGTGTAGAAATCTAAACCACCTTGGTCCGGGTCGTTAAACTGACGAGCCGCAATTCCAGCAATTTTTCGACTTCCGCTTTTTGAAAATATGATTGCAGAGTTCACATCGTTTGTAACGTCGTCTGCACCCTGTATTTGCAAGGCAACGCGACCATAAGTAGTCTCATTAGCGTCATCATCAAAAGCCGCGTTAATCGCCTTTGTTGTTAGATTACCATTAACACTTAATGTTCCGACGCCAACTTTGTCGTTCGTCCCATCAACGTACAACATCGCAGCGTTGTTATCGGACTTGACAGTGAAGTCCCGCGCGTCTTGGTTGTTGTTGATCGTGGTGCCCGAGTTAGCGTCGTAGACGAAAGATGAATTTGCGCCGTCGTAAAAGGTGATGTCGCCTGTGGTGTGGTCAATGTTAAATCTTTGCGTAAACACGCTTTTTGCATCATCGACTGTAAATATCTTGAAATCACCGCTAGAACTCATTACCGCTGAATTCTTGTCAGTAGTATCGCTTTCCATCATAAAGATGCGAGGAAATGTGCTGTTGATCTGAACATCCCCATCCACAGTCAGCCCATCACCAGTAATCGTACCATCCACATTAAGCGACGTATCAATGTCCACCGCGCCTGTGGTGTCGGCAATGTTGATTGCTGTGGTGCCATCTCGGGCAGAAATACGAGCGGTTTCAATGTCTGGGGTGTCAACGACGCTTGTCGCATTGATCGTAGCACCCGTCAAAGTGCTAAACGATCCGTTAGAAGTCGTCGTCGCACCAATCGTAGTGCCGTCAATGTTACCGCCGTTAATATCAACCGAGTTAAGCGTGACCACCCCGGTGCTGTCAGCAATAGAGCCCGCAGCGGTGCCGTCGTTGGCTTTTAACGTCGTAACCTCAAGCGTTGCAGCGTTTACGCTGTCGTCCTTGAGCAGAACACTATCAATTGTAACGCCGCTACCCGCGGTGGTTTCGTTAATCGTATTGGTTTTAAGCGCCTGACCCGCAGTCACCTCCGGGTTGGTTGATCCAGACGTAGCTCCATTAGCTAGAACCTCGGCCCACGTATCGACCGTGCCGACCTGTGAATCAACATAAGCTTTAATAGATTGCTGCGTAGCAAGCTTAGTCGGACTGTTTGAAGACATGTCGTCTTCGTCTTTGATGCCCGTGACTGTTGCACCATCACCAGCAATGTTAAGGCTAGTGTTTGCCGTAACAGTAGTACCTGTAATCGCAGCAGCACTTGATCCGCCAATAACTGCACCATCAACTGTACCGCCGTTAATGTCGGCTGTACCCGCTGTAAGAGTAGGCGTGGTGATTTCAGTAGCACGTAATTTGGTAAAAACGTCTGTAACAGTAGCAGCACTTGCGCCACCACCATCAAACTTGACCACCATATCAACACCCGCGGGGACTTCTAGGTCTCGCGCAGCGTTGTAAGTGCCTTGGAAAAGAATAACAGACTGACTACCGGCCAGACTGTTCCTTACAAAAACTATTTTTTCAGCGTCATTTGGGTCAAGCTGCACATACGCAGAGCCCCCTAAATCGCTAGAACTGTAAAACTCTAGCCACTTATTGCGCCCATCTGAAGTCGCACCGTTAGTGATTTGAAGTGAATTTGGAGAACCGGAGGAACCCGCGCTAGTAAGCGTAACACGCTCTGCGCCGTTGATTGCTTGGTCCAGAATGTCAAAATTGACATTTGTAGTATCGCCCCATGTACCCGACTGCTCACCAGTAGCCGGTTTTTCAATACCGAGGTTAACTGTATAGGTACTTGGCATCTAATTTATCCTCACGCTGCTATTTGCGTCCAATTTGCGCTCTGGGCTGGTTCTTCCTCCGACCATGATGGCGACTGGTTAATATTAATCTCACTATAACCCGGATTTTGGTCCGGGACAATGTTTGAGTAAACCAGTACATTACCAACACTACCTGTTGCGCTGACTCCTATTACATTTACTATAGCGTCACTTTCTACGGTGACACTTCCTACTTGACCTGTTGCGCTAACCCCGCCGACGTTAATAGTCTGACCAGTTCTTACCGAAACTGATCCAACGGTGCCTGTCGCAGACAAGCCTGTTACTGGTACGTTGCCCTTACCACTAACCGTGGCAGTGCCTACTACACCAGTAGCTTCAAGACCTGTTGGGAATACATTGGCTTTTGCAACTATCGTTACGGAACCAACAGACCCAGCGGCCTCTAATCCTGTGACAGGTACAATCGCGCCAGCTTCGACGCTTACGGAGCCTACTGCTCCTGTTCCTGACACACCCGTAACGTTAACGTTTGCATCTGCGGTAACCGTAACGGAGCCTACTGCTCCTGTTGCGGCTAATCCGGTGACGGGGACATTCGCATCACCAGTGATGGCAACCGAACCGACTTGGCCTGTAGCCGCCACACCTGTGACGCTTACATTGGCGTCTGCCGTTACACTAGCACTGCCTACTTGGCCTGTACCAGCAACTCCCGTGACTACAACGTTGGCTTCGGCAACTATCGTTACACTACCGACGTTTCCAGTCGCTTGCAGGCCAGTAACCGGTGCGTTGGCATCAGCCGTGACCGTTACAGAACCTACTGAACCCGCAGCTTGTGGTAAACCACTTTGTGACCACGGGCCCTCGCCCCAACCAGAGCGACCCCAGCCGCCTATTGGGACGATAACATCGGCCATTACGCTATCCGAATAATGGCGTTACTTGCATCGGCAGTTGGAAAAACAATCGTAAAGTCACCTGCGGTGGACGTTTTATCCGAGCCGAAGTCCAACACTACAACTGACGGATTGGTTACCGAAATAGAAGTGGTGTTTGGAGTTGTATTATATATGAGCGCCCCACGTGCAGTAATTGTTGCCGTGGAGAAAGTTTCGTCTTGGAAATCGGTCAAAGCCGTAGTTCCCGTTGACGTGGGGTCAACGTTAGTCAACGCCCCTCCGCCCGCACTATACCCTGTGCCGCTTACCTCGTTAGAGGTAGTGTATGCGGTAGTACCCGCATCAAACGACGCATTGTTGTCGTACAGAGCAATTTTAAATGTATCGCCGTTGGCGAGATCAAAGTCGTGGACACCGTACAATAGCTCCTTCTTGAACGATGTACACATGTAGTTTCCGCTGAAAGCCATGTTTACAGTCTCCTAATTAGTTCCGCGAGTTCCAGATTCCCAGAATCCTTAATCGCATTGTACACGGTGGTTCTATCACTTTTTATCGCTTCGCGCATATAAAATTCTAAAACTTTAACTATGTGCTTACGAAAGGCATGTGCTTGTGCCTGTATTGCAGGGTTTGCAGAATCACTGATTGATATGATTTTATCAGCACAACGCTCTGCAATTTCCTCTGGTGTAAAACCACGATTTTGAGTGGTGTGTACTTCCACTTTGAAATCAGGGTTTAAAGCTAAATCTAGTGCGGGAAAACTCATTGTTTCGGCCTCACTAGCATACCTGTACGATAATCATCGGTGACTTCTTTGTTTTCACCCAGCATCTTCATGCCTGTCATCGCTTCAGCAAATCTTTTTTCATAATGGGCCATAACATCCTGTTCGCCCTTCATATATATGTACGCTTCTACCAAACTGCCGTACAGCATCGCCATTTGAGCGTTTTCACTCAGCCATGTAGTGCCGCTTCCAGCACCAGCAGTTAAACTTGCCGGTCTATAGAAATAATGTAGCTCAACTGCTCTTGCAGCGTCGGGAGTAGGACCGACAATAAAATTATCAACGTCAAATACCGCATAATACCGCGGATTTCCGGTTGTCGCCGGGTTTGGGTTGAATGATTGTACAAAATCGGTGTCCTTAAACTCCAAAAATACCTTGTTGCTGTTAGCATCCGTAAAAGAAAGCGAAAACGGTGCCAAAAAATCACTAGGACACGCCAAATACTGGTTTGCCTGCGTCATATTGCCGCTGACGTTCTTTCTAAACAGGCTCAACTGCACGTTTTTGAGGATTCTTTCCTCTGCCTGCCTGATAAACACCGGTAAATTGTTTACAAAGGACGTTTCATCGTTCTCTGCATAGTCCTGAATCGCTGTTTTTAGCTCGTCGTAGGTAAAACTCATGGCGTCACCACCGATACTGTA